AACACCAGTAGTGCTGTTATCTATTACATTGCCATTGCTAAAGAATAGACGGTATTGAGTCTTATCTGGTACAACAAGTGCTTCAAACTCAGAAACCTGAGAGTTGTTTAGAAACAACTGTTGTACTGGTTTAGATATAGTACCTAGTTCAACGTCACCAATCTTTTCAGTACCAGCAATAGTTCTTAACCCATCTGGTCCTAGGAATATAATGTCACCAGCAAACTCTTTGATAGTCCATCCATTACGGCAACCAATGTCACGGGTAATAGGGGCTAACACATAGTCAGCCTGAGAGGAACCAGTTAGTCTGTAGATACGATTAGCTGAGAAGATATAGAGTGTGTCACGGAACACAGTCATACCCGTCACTGGCTCATCTATAACAAAGCTACCTGCACCTAGGGCAGGATCAAAGCCATCAACAGATGCTGGTGATGTGTATATCACCTCTTGTGGATTGGATGACATACCAGCGTAGAACCCAGCATTCTTAAAGTCAGTTAAGAACTTAGGATCTACTGGGGCTAGTGGACCTGTTATTTGTTTAACAGTAGAACCGTCCCACATTGATATAGGGTTAACACCATCACAATATATTAACTTTAGAGTACCTACGAGAGCACCTCGTACAAAAGAGTACTTCTTAGCACCAACTCGTCCTGACTCTATCTCAGTCCATGCCTGTAGTACCTCAGTCTTAGCGGTATGTTCTTTTGCTATAGAACCTAAGACACCTCTAGTACAGCCAGTAAACTCTGTGTTATTCTTACCTGTGTAAGTTACGTACTCTACTCCGTACGTTAGAGGAGAACCTAGTGCTAGTGTACCTGTCTCAGAGAATCCTTCAGTATCTCTTACTATAATAGTTGTATCTGAGTCGGTGATGTCTACTGTAAGTTCTGATGAGCCATCAGATGACCTGTATACTGACTCTCCTCTGGCTGCTATAACCTCACCTAGGTAAAAGGCAGTCATAAGAACTGGCTCAGTATTAACATAAGTAAAGGGTACGTCTAGTCCCCACTGTACGTGTCCGTTGATACGCCTGTATCCACCTGAAGTGTCAGGTTCAAAGTTCTCTAACTCATAAGCCATTCCAGGCTGTATTGCAAAGTTAGATTTATTAAGTACCAAACCCCCTTCTAGAGGGAACATATATGGACTTAAACCAGAAGTATCTGCCATCTCAGTACTTAACCACTGTTGATCGTACGTAAGGGTATCTGTTAGACAGTAACGTACGCATATCTGTTATACCTGCTTCAAACCTAGCCCAGTTAGCTTGATACTGATCCATTTCACCACGGAACTGATACGCATAAGCAGTTGCACCGTCAGCTATAACTTGACGATGAATCTCAGGTATAGCTGGTATATCATCAGATTTAAACAAAGGCATTGGTTTTGAGTAATAGTCGAATCTTATTGTATATGCTTCGTCTGGGTAAGGGTATAGGAGGTAGTTATCGTCAGGGGTTCGGACTATACGTCTCGGTGTCCCTCCTTCGCTGCCACCATCTTCTTGCCATATATATTTAGCTACATATTCTTTATACGCTAATACGACTAGTTTATGTCCCTCGACGCCCAAGGCGCTATCGCCTACTAAGCGGAATGTATCGTAGTCTATTGTTTTAGTATTAGGAGGAGCTTGGTAACGTACTTGACCTGCTACTAATACTTCATCTGCTGTGTTATGGTTAAACGGCCAGTTAAAGGCTGAAGTGTCTATATAGTTTATAGCATCATTAACAGCATTCTTACATTGTATCTGAAAGCCACGGGCTGTCTCAAACCCAGCATTGGTGAGTGTAACCTCATTCATGCGGGATAGAACCTCGTTCGTTATGTCTGTGTAAGTGTATGCCATCTCTTACCTTATATAATTTAGGGCAGCTTGAATCTTCTCTGGATCATCATCAAGCAAACCTATTGCCATGTTGCACTTAGCGCAAAGTAGACCTCTAACCTCACCAGTGTCGTGACAATGATCTACAACCAATCTATCAGTTCTAGTTGTATTAGAACTCGTTGTTTTACATATCTTACAGCATCCTTCTTGTTCGTCTAACATACTTACATATGTATCCCAAGTGATGCCATACCTTCTCTTAATAAAAGACTTATACTTTCTAAGTTCGTCACAAGGTCTACACTTTGATCGCATAGCTACCCCAGTTAAAGCTCTACTATCTCTCTCTATAGTATACTCAGAGGCTGGTTTGAAAGTGTCACAAGTCGTACAGGTACGACCTTTTACATATTCATGGTCTGAAGGTAGTTGCAGTTTAGACATTGTATTCCTTTAATTGGGTAAGACTCCCCCGAAGGGGAGCCTTGTTGTTATCATGCAAGGTTATATTTTGCATTTACGAGAGCTTCTGGTCTCAGGATTTTCCTGCCATAGAGGTGCATACCGCGAACAATATCAGCAAAGCTGTCTGGGTCACGATAGGTCTCTGTCTTGTTGATTTGCTCAGCAGTAGCTACAGCAGAATCATGTCCAGCTACGATAACACCGTAATCAGTATTCTGATCGGCAGTACCTGTAGTTGCTGGGCCAGTACCAACAGACGGTAGGTTATTTGATACATACACGCGGAAGCCATTCCACTTGCTTAGTACCAGACCGTTACGAAGCGCACCTGATTCACCCCAATCAGCTTGGAGGAAACGTGAATCTTCGTCCATTAACACTTCAAGCATAACTGGGTCAATGATGCACCAGCGGCCTTCTTTGTCAACGTTCTGTTGGTCAAGCAAACGACCCATACGGTTAATAACCATAACAGGTGATGCATACTCATCTGGAAGTGCAGTAGCACCTGGAAGACGAGCAGCCACTGGGATAGAGTTATCTCCACCAGCGGTTATGTTGCCAAATGAACCTTTGTTCAACTTCATAGAAGCAAGGAGTTCATCTGTGCCAGCAGAAGGGTCTGCGACTGTACCTGACACCTGATCATTAACTGTATCAGAGTTAGTATGCAAAGTAGACTGCTTATAGCCTGACAAGTAGCCTAGAACTTCTTGGTCCAACTGATCAGCCAAGCGGTAAGCCGCACGGTTGGTAGCCAGATCAATAAAGTTTACATGACTGTGGGCTTCTTCGATGTCATCCATTTTGAATGCAAAGTAGTTAGCTTTGTCAACAACGAGTGAGAAGTCAGCGTCATCAAGGTCTTGAGCAGCAATGGTAGTACCACGTGCATACGGACTTACTGAGATTTCAGGTTCTTTGATGATACGGACTGTATCACCTTGTGAAGCGATCTCACCGAAGTAGTCGCTGTTAGTTACGTCCATGCAAATCGCTTTCTTGCGGAATGCTAATTGGACTTTCTTAGAATAGATAACAGGTGAGAAATTACCATTAGGTAAGTTACCCCAACCTGGTGCGGATTGAAAAGCCATTGTTTTATCCTTTCAAGATGTATTAGGCTTGATATATAGAGTACAAATGCACTCCATTAAGGGAACATAAACAATCATGGCAAGAGGCTAATGTTTTCTAGGGTGCATCTAGGGCAAGTAGCAAGGAGATCAAGCCTTACTAAATGTGCAAATGGGCCTATACTTATTAGGTAGTTCTATCAGTGATCTTTATAGTCCAGTAGTGGTTCCGTCGAACCTAACTGTAAGTATAACGTAATGTTACCATAACGCTATACTACCAGTTATACCACACTTGACACCAAATGTCAAGCATTAATTTACATTATTTACAAATTATCTTGCTTTTCCTGATATATCGTAAATAAACTTACCTGAAGCCATGGCTCCCTGTATTTCTTCGTACCTATCTTCAAACTCTGAATCAGACATCTTCTGAACATCTGACTCACGAATCTGTGAGTTTAGGCTATCAGAGTCAACTTGTGTGCGACTCTTACGTTTTGTTACTGTTTTGGCGGCATCTTTGGCTTTAGCCTTCTTCGCTGAAGGAGTCAAACCTTTATCTACCTTATACAAATCAAGAACACGTACAACACTCTGTGCGTCATCTGAGTTCTCATACAAAGCATCACGTACCCACTTAGGTTGTTCTTCTACCCAATCGTGGAACTCATCTGCTTCTCGTAGTTCATCAAAGTCTGAGTGAGCTTTACGAATAGCTGTTTCAGCTTTAGTTCGAGTAGCCTCATTCTTTGCATCATCTAGTTCCTTAAAGCGATCTTCTGCTTGTGCAAACTTGGCTGATGCTTTCTTATCTGCAATAGTCTCTACAATAGCTGCAATCTCTGGGTGTTCTTTAGCCCAAGCCTCTATGTCTTCATCAGAAGAAGGAGGACGTAGCGAACTGTTGTTGTTGTTAGACTCAAGAGCCTCTTTCCATTCTTTTTCCTTAGCTTGCATGTGACGCCGAAGATCACCATACCGCTTCTTAAAAGACTTCTCTTCTCTTGATAACTCAGAGTCATCTTCTTCTTCTTCTTCTGAATCTACTTCAGGTTCTTTAGCTTCCTTCTTAGAAGGAGTAGCCTTAGCGGGGGTATCCTCTTCCTCTGGTTCCTCATCAGAAACATGAGCTTTAATTAGTTCTTCTAGTTCTGCTTCATCAGCATCAAGTCTAGCTTGCTTAGCTGCATAGTTAGAACCTCTGTTAGCAAAACCTTTATTAGGAGTAGTCTCAGTTACCATTTCATTACTAGCCATTATGTATTCCTTTATGTTGGGGTCAGCTCCTAGCTGAGTGGCCTTAATTATTATAGCGGAGTAGTTTAGTTATTTAGTCTTACGTCCCAATCCTTTCTTAGATTTACCTTTAGATTTCTTACTAGTTGTTTTCTTAGAGCGTTTAGTGACTAGACCACCTTTAGCAAAAGCATTACCATCATCACTGTCATCGTCACCACTATCAGAGTAACCACTCTCAGCACGGCTCTTACCTTGGTTGTTAAAGCCACCATCATTGTAGCCACCGTTTAGGCTACTTCCATCGCCCTCACCCCTACGTTCATTAACTGTATTAGCTGTAGAAGATGGAGCAGAGCTTTTAGCTATTTGAACACTACTGGTAGTCTTAGGTTTACCAAACAGTCCTTCCTTTAATGCCTTTGCATAGCGAGCAGTACCGTTGTAGTCATCATCTTTAATACCAAAGCGATCCGTTAAGCCTTTATCCTCAGCATATGCTTGTGCGGCTTCACGTATTCGATTAGCTTCTGCTTTCTTGCCAATGGAATCTAAGTGTAAAGCATTTGCATTAGCGACAGATGCTTTTGACATTGCACTACCAGTTTGGTAGCCTTTTACTGCAAGACCAAGAGCAGGGTTAAGAGCAGCAGCTCCCATAGCAAGAACATTGCCTCCTGTTAGATTACCTGCAACACCTTTACCTACACCAAATCTACCTTCAGACGCTGACTTTATCTCACCATCTTCATCAACACCTAATGTTGAAAGAGTCTCAGATACTAGTTTGTCTGTGTCTGAGTAGTCAAAGTCTTTAGTCCAATCTCCTCCAAACCCAAGACCTGATGAACCTTTACCTTTAGGATCTACGTTACCTGTAGTACCTGACCTATCACCACCTGTGCGCTGTTCAGCATCAGGTTTGCTTGTGTTAGACTTTGATTGGCTCTTAGGTACACATACATTCTTTTCTTTATCAAGCACAAAACCTTCTGGACACTGAACACTAGAGACAGGAGTAGGTGCAGAAGACCCAGGAGCAGTAGAGAAACCAACTCCATAATCAGCGGCATTCCATGTACTCTTGTAGTTACTAGGATCATAATCTCCAACACCAAACCTTTGATCGTCGTTCTTACTAGAGGAACCACCACCGCCACTAGAGCCACCTCCTATTAGTTTCTTAACGAGACCTCCCACAAAGAACTCTTGAGGTTTAGCAGTATTACCAGAGCTATCTACCTCAGTTAAATTACCTTTACTTATCAAGTTGTCAGCACCAGTGGGGTCTTTCAGCGCGGCAGGAACTAACCCACCCTCTGCCATCTCAATACCTTCACCCTCTGAACGACCCTCTTCTTCTAACTCTTCTTGACCTTTCTTGGCTTTCTTTAACAACTTCTCAAAGAAGTCAACACCAAAGAACTTAACCGCATAGGCTGGTATTACGAACTCACCTTCAGACAACTTAGCGTCTACGTCATCTCTTACGTTCTTACCTGAAACTCCTTCTGGAATCTCATTACCTGACACAGGATCAACGTCCATACCCTCTGTAGCAGTCTCTTGAAACATCTCTTCCATAATCAAAAGTTCTCCGTTGCTCGTATTGCTTTACTATAATCAGTATTAACATTAGTAATGTTTACTTTGTCACGTAGTTTCTTTAGACTATTTAAAGCTCTAATCTCACCTTGTATACGGTATATTTCTGAAGGTTCGTCACGTTGAGCTAACTGCCTGTATGAAAAGTCTAGACGTTCATCTAACTCCTTGCAAAAGGCATCCCATAGAGCTGTAGAGTTTACTAGTTGTTTGATTATCATTTTACTCTGTACCTAATGAAATAGGGAAGTTTATATTACTCACGGTATCGCCCTCATGTTCGTTAAAAGAACCTTGTAATAGCTCCATGTATCCCAAGCATCGCTACTACTAATTAGTGGATGTGTTGTAAGGTTACACATCATCTGACTAGCGGTGCGGCCCTCTCTCCAAGTGTTGCTATCAAGTTGGCTTTTAAATACAAGTTCATTGCCAAGAAAAACCTCAATGAAACTCCCGCCCGTTGGTTCATACCGACAGACATTTAAGAGTTTA